TTGGATCTTCAAGATTTAAAAAGTTAAATGCACTTTCGTACAAGCCATGCTTTGCACCGGGCGCAACTCCACTGGTGCTGTTGTTCTGCTCAAGTAGATGGCAAATTTCTTTCAGTCGGTCTTTGTGTTTGTCAGCATCTTCCCATTCAAACCCATAAAAGGGGACGCTGAATTCATTGATTTCTAACATGACCTTATTTAAGCCATAAAAAAACCCCAGTTAAGAAAACTAGGGTTTTTACGGTATAAGTTACTAAAACTTATGAAGTAGCTAGTTTGAAGCCTACGTCTGTAGCCTGTGAACCAGATACGTCAATTGTGTTAGAACCAACACTTGAACCAAGACCAACAATAGCCTGAGTAAGTGTAGTTGATGTGTAAGCACCCTGTGGATATACAGCTAGGCTGATTTGTCCAGCGGTTGTATCTTCAACTTGGTAAACTGCAACTGTAGCAGTCTGTTGAATTCTACGAAGAATAGCTTCAACGCCTTCACCTGCGTCTAGTTCGTTCTGAAGGTCAATTGCTTGGTTTGAACCATTTTCAACTACTAGAGCGAAAAAGTCAAGAGCTGGACCTGCTGAGTTTACAAGAGCGTCTGCTGTTAGAGCTCCACTTGGATGTCCGTTGTCGACGTCCATATGCATTACTGGTTGTGCATCACCGTTTGAGCGAGTAAAACTTGCCATTTTTAATATCTCCTAATATAGTAGGACTTGCTGTCCTTACTTTTATTTATACCAAAATGCAAATATCGGGTGGTACCTAGAGACTTTTTTGTAGGCGTTGCAGTAGCACATAGAAGTCGCTTTGCATACCTCTTTCTCGCATCATGTACATTAGTCGTTGTACTATGTCAGATTTTTCGCGGTCGCTGTAGCGTTTCCAGTTTGAAATTTGACGGCGTAATGTTATTAGATAAGCAGGTAGTTCTGTAAATTCGCGTTGCAGTATCAGCATCATCTGACTAAAGTCGTCGTTGTTGAAACTACCACGTTCCAGTGAGCGTAGTATTCTGCGCAGTCTTAGTTCAGGAATCACATACTTGGTGTCGTCGGCAAAGATATGACTATACTGGCTTGGATTTAGTATAAGTGCTATTAAGTTGAACAGATCGCTTTGACTTGTACGAAATCCGTCAAAGTGTTGCATACGCATGATTTGAGCGGCATACTTTTGCGCAGTGCCTCTATCTTCGTTTGCAAATATCTGCAGGGCTAGCAAGTGTTCAAATAACCTTTCAGCAACGTCGCTCATGTTTCTACCGGTTAACTGCTTTAACCTTTTAAACATCCTGCTTTCATTTAATTCTGCAATGAACTCCATTACAACTCCGGATTATTCTTAGCAAAGTTTGCTTGACTAAAACGCATTCTATCAACAAACTTTAATTCACTGCCAACATAGCCTTCGTGTCCAGGTTCATTGTCGATGCTTGCTTCAATTTCGTGGGCACCCACATCCAATTGACGTACAAGATCGTTTTTGATACTGCTGATCAACAAGAATGTGTTTACTAGAGCAGCTACACCTTCTTTGTTGGCTTTCATCCACTCAAGGATACGTGGTGCTTTGGTTGGTTCTTTTTCAGTTACCCAACTCACAAAGTCCTTGATCATGTTGGTGTAATTGCCAGCACGAACCTTGCTGTTGATATATTGCTTGAACAGTTTAGGGAAATTGCTGATACGTCTGTTACGCAACTCTACAGGGTTGAACAGTGCATCAATTTGTGAACCGTGTTGGCTTTTTAAATTCTTCAGTTTGGTTACTTGTTCGTCATTGAGATTAACACCAGCAGTGCTGTCTTTGATGTTTTGGTCCGCAACAAATAAGTCAGGTACATCAGAAACTGTTGCGCCACTTACAGGTTCAACATCAGCGCCAGGTTCTGCTACTCTACTGTGAATAACAATGCCAAACTTGCTGTCAGCAATACGCTTGCCTGTTGCACTGTTTGCATCCACACTGTACTTTACAGTGTTTGGCTCGAATACTAGTTTGCCATCTTGCTCTGCATAAGGCTTTTGTGGATGGAACAGCAGGTCTGCTTGCAGATATCCTTTCATGTTTTTAGGTGTTGCACGTTCTAGCACTGGCCAAAGATCAGCATACAGTTGTGCTAGTTCTTCTCTGCCGCCGCCTCGACGTTGTGCTAGGACATCGGCCATTTGCTTTGGACTGGTTGCTAACCCTGCACCGCCTGACTTCAAAAAGCCGCCCTTGTCTGTGAGTACAAATTCACCTCGAGGGTTGCGTCCAAATATAATTGCTGGCTTGCCATCCCACTTTACTGTTGCTGTCGTAGGCTGTTGTGCTGTACGCTCAAGTCCCTGAATAGCAGTGTCAATTCCTGCACTACCACGATCAAAAACTAGGTCTTCTGGATGTTCAATACGCACACCTTCCTCCAGTATTTCGTTTTCAACAATAACCTGCATGCCCTGATTGACAACTCTGTCTCTCAGTCTAGCTAACCAGTGTACACTATTTCCATCCTCTGTGTCAACCGTTTCTTCAAGGGTGATGCCTTGTTTTGCAGCATAGTCACGGAAGTCTGCTATCTTTTGTTCACGCTTAGGATCCTTAGCAAGTGCCTTCATAATCTTTTCAACACTGCCCAGTGGTGTTCTATCAGTGGCACCTGGTATGAGTAATCTAGCAACTTCGTCTGGATCGTCAGTGACCAATTCATTGGTAGCTCTATCTACCATGCCAACATTCTGATTGATTTTATAACCCATGCTTTTAGCAATGCTTGCTAACAGTATAGCTCGTGTCACACCTTTGAAGTTGCTGTCGTCATCCTGTGTCAGGTACCATTTCTGAAAGTCTGGTTTTTGTAAAAACATGAAATCTGTTTGTACATAGCCATTATCAGGACGTCCAGCAATAGGCGTTTTAAGATGAATATTAATTCCAGTAGCAGAAACCCACTCTTTTGGATCTAGTCCGTGGCTGGTTGCCCACTGTTCCAGTTTTGCTCTAAACTGACCTTTGTCTATTTTGTTTGCATCTACTGCTAGATCCAAATCACCTGACGTAGGTGTCTTGCCCGTACTGCCTAGCATATTGTTAAGCAATTCAAGTCCAGTTAGTTGTTCTAACCAAGCCACTGTGGGTTTTACATCTGTTTGATTGATGCGAATTGTTGCAGGTTTACCTTCAGGTGTTTTAAATTCATTGCCGCCTTCGGTAAGCATCAGATTATTCCTGCTTTTTTCGCATTGGAATATGCTTGATTCAGTCTTGCTATAGTATCAGGAGTAGTTGCATACTTTACCACACCGTCCATACTGGTCCAAGCATCACCGGTCCATTTGATCGCTGGTAGATTCTTGCTTTTTGGAATTACAGCGCCAACAGGAGGTGTTTGAGATGAAGATTGTTGTTGCACTGGTTGTTGTACTGGTTTTGGTGGCTGTTGTTGCTGTTGCTGTTGCTGTTGATAGTTTTTCTTAACTTTTTCTTTGTATTGATCTTGTTGGGTTGGAGCCAGATCAGGTGGTGCAATCTGTCCGGTCAGCAGGTTTTTTGCAGTATCAATTAATCGTTGATTGTTCCATGCAGGAAACCCGTAATCTTGAGGTTGATCTTTTTTGAGATCCTGCACAACTTTGCTAATTTGCACCGCATCATCTTTCTTACCACTAAAATCTCCAGTCAAGGCTCCTTTTAAGCCGTGCATCCAAGATGGGAGTATTGTGCTGGGGATTCGATCATACCGGTCTCTTTGTGCTTGGCTAACACCGGTAGCAATAGCCGCACGAATGTCATCAGCACTATTTGTTGTGGCTGGTGCTGCTTCTATTACAAAGTCACTTGCTCTCATCTGCTCTCCTCAATGATCTAGAGAATTTACGCGGATCTTTTTGTTTAATCGAGTTTAGCAATTTTCTCTGGAGGTCTTCCGCGACCGCAGGCTCATACAATTCGTCAATCTGTTCCATCAACCTTACAGCACTTGCAATTACATTGCTTGCTCTGCTCTCAACAACATAACGTCTTTCATTAAGTTTACTGTATTTGTCGTCGTATAAGGTATCTAGTTCCTCTAGGATACTACGAGTCTTCTTTTGCATTGCCTTAACCTTTTTGTTATTTATGAATTTTGCTTGTTTGAGTTTTAGAATAAAAAACCCGTCTTTGATAAAATACCCTTTCGAGTTTAGCATACCAACTGTCATCTTTAGGCCAGGTCCAATTAAATTGATATTCGGTGGGTTCTCTTGTTAGAGCATGATTGTTAATAATATACTCATATAAATTGTAATTTAGTTTTATCTTTTTTGGATACTGTTCTATATTGCGCAGGTCAACCATTATATTTTTTTGTAAAGTCAACAAATCTGATTCAATTTCCGATTCGAGATTATAACGTTTGATAAATTTAGAAATAAAGTCAATCGTATACTGATATTTGTTGCTATGATGGATATCCATACTAGTCATAAAAAACAAATTCCATCCGTGTATTTCAACTCCTCCAACATCCAGGTTGCGAATTTTACCGCAATCATACCAATTTTCAAAGGCTTTTTGTACAGTGTTTCTTTGTTCGCCAAACCACGGGTCTTGTTTTACAAACTCGTATAAATCTTCATAAAAGACTGCGTAATCTATATTTTTATTTTTATATAAAAATCTGCTTATAATCAACGTCCAACCAAAAACATGAAATGTTTTTATAAACCAACTGTACACGAGTCCGTCGATCATGTCTTCATACGTTAAAGAACTGGTGCTTTTAGTCACCTGAATGCTTTCAGCCCACGGGTCATTGTTATACGGTCCACCAATAAAATCATAAATTGTTGCGGTCTGTAAATTGTATTGCTCTTTTTGTTTAAGGGTCATTTCTGCATTTTCTAAAAGTTGACTTATTTGCACCTCTACAAAACTGTGAATACCTTGCCTGAATAACTTAAAAAAGTTTTCTTTCCAAGACTGTGCAGTTTCTCCAGGAAGTCCTAATATAAATTCCGTATACACAGGAATGTCTTCTTGTTCTGCCATAGAAAAAATTTCTGCAATATTTTCTGCATGCATGTTTTTTCTTTTTATGTTAGTTAAAACTTCGTCGTCCAGGCTTTGTACACTTAGTGTTAACCCCCAGGCTTTATTTTTTGATCCTAAGACTAAGGTCCTGATCATCGATATAACATCGTGCTTGATATTTTTTGCCCAGTTGAAGCCCCACATCACATCTTTACCCCAGCGCCTTTGAGCATCAACAAAATAATTTATAATAGCTGTATCTCTTTCTACAAATATACCAAAGTTTGCATCAGTGAAGGCAACAAATCCACAATTCTTTACAATCCAATCAATTTCAGCAAATGTTCTTTCAAGATTAAATTTTTTAACTTTTTGATATGTCAAACTGCCCCAATCACAAAACGTACACTGATAAGGACAACCTCTGGTAGTTTCTAGTGTTGCGTTCCATTCATAGCCTGGATTGTTTTCTATTATATCATCAAAGAAACCTGTTAAGTAAGGGCTAGGTAAATCTTCTAAATTTTCAACCCGAGGAGACGGTCCGGTGTCTACACTTTGTCCGTGTTTGTTTAACAATAGACCTGGTACTCTGTCTTTGGCGGACCAATTTTCTAATAGATCTTTTAATATTAACTCGCCTTCTAGTTTAATAACAATATCAATAGCAGGGTTTTCGTAAAAGAAGTCTTGATCTTGTATAGCTGGTTCTGGACCGCCAATGATTATTGTAGTTTTGGGATTTATTTTTTTGATTGCAGTGGCTAAACTAAAATTATAATTTTTATTCCATACATAACAACTGATTAAAACAATATCGTCCTTTGCTAAAACTGGTGCAATTTGATCGATTGAATCCCTACGCCAGACAATTTGATTCACCGTATAGTTTTTTTGTACAAATTCGGAAGTGTTGGCATAGGTCCATACTGTGCCCACACTATAAGGCAAATAATATGCATTTAGGTGTTTGGGGCCAGTTTGGAATCCAACTTGTACTAGACTTATGTTTTTCACGAAATATTTATATAGCTTGCCTACTCTGATTAAATATCCAAAAGGCAAATATAGGCATACATTATGGCAAACGAAATAGAACAAATACAGAGTTTATTAGAAGAATTTAGGCGACCAGTACCAGAAGGTGAAGAATACCAACACAGACTTGCTGAAGAGTTTGAAATCATACTACAGCAACGTTTTACAGATTACTTTTTAAAGATACGCAAAATATTGGACCTCAATGAGGACATACCACACATGACCCGCGGTAGTGCGGGTAGCAGTTTGGTGTGCTATCTCATGGGTATAACGGATGTGGATCCAATAGAGTGGAATATTCCACTGGCACGTTTCTTGAATCCACACAGGGACGATTTACCTGACGTGGACATTGACGTACCACATCACAAACAAGAACTGGCAATGCAACGGGTGTTTGACACCTGGCCCACGCAAAGTGCAAGAATATCAAACTATGTGCTCTACAGAGAAAAGAGTGCAAAAAGAGAAGCGGCAAAACGCTTGGGTGCAAAAGGACGCTTGCCTAGAGACATAGATTATGAAAAACTGGGTGTGGATGCCAAAGAAGCAACCAGAATAGAACGCAAACTTATGGGCAAGAAGCGTTGCATCAGCAAACACTGCGGTGGTGTGCTGGTGTTTGATAGAGCATTGCCCAAAAGCCTATTCCGTGAAGACAACCTCATACTGTTGGACAAGAACGAAGTAGAAGACCTAGAACATTTGAAAGTGGATATATTGGCCAACAGAGGACTATCACAGTTGTTAGAGATAGATCCCGATACCCCACTGCATGAATATCCTAAGCAGGATGATGCCACTGCTGATTTACTTTGTCGCGGCGATGTGCTGGGTGTTACACAGGGCGAAAGTCCTACAATGAAAAGATTGTTCCGTGCCCTGCAACCTACAGGCGTAGAGGACTGCGTGTTTGCCAGTGCATTGGTGCGTCCTGTTGCAATGGAAGGCAGACGAAAGGCAAGTTGGTTCCGCGATTGGACGGAAGAAGGCATCAAGAAAAACGCCATTGTGTATGAGGACGATGCCATAGACAAGATTATGAAACTGATTGGCATAAGTCCATACGAAGCAGACATGTATCGCAGGGCGTTTGCCAAAAAGAATGAAGAAAAAATGATGGAGTTCATGGGCAGGCTGGGTGATCATCCTGACAAGTATGACATCTATGATCAAATGCAAACACTATCAGGCTTTGGCTTGTGCAGAGCACACGCTGTAAACCTGGGCAGGCTCATATGGGCACTGGCATATCACAAGGTACACAATCCTAAACAGTTCTGGCGTGCCTGCTTGATGCACTGCCAAGGCAGTTATGCACGTTGGGTGTATCGCAATGAAGCAAAACGTGCTGGCTGGGATCTACGTGACCTAGGATTCGACAACTGGGTTACTGAAGATCCAGTGCAGAGTTTCCTGGAAAAGGGTGCTTGGAATTCACCAGGCTTTTTACCCGGTATGGGCTTGCAAAAACTATACTTGGATAAGTTCCAGTTTGCTGGAATAGTTGCAAACAGCAGGGTATTCAAATGCGATGCTAAAAGTTATATACACTTTATTACACTTGGTGTAGGCGAGGGCAAGTATGTGGACATAGTTGTAGACAAGCCTGTAAAATACAGCAATGGCAGTGTGGTAATTGGCGAAGGTGAACTGCATCACAAAGACAACAGCGAGTACTTAAAAGTAAAACGCAAAAGTGTAAAGGTTATGCCAATCACAGAATATGTTACTTGTTAGATTTAATTCCTGCTAGCATTTGTTTGAGCTTGGTACTTTCTACATCAGCACGAATCTTGCCTGGTTCGTTTTCAACCGCGGCACTGGCTTCTTCACCAGTCATTGTGCTCTTGCTCTTGATGCTGTCATAGATACTACTGCTACGTTTCTTGAACTCTTGATACTCTTGATCCTCGCCTAGGTCACGGATGCGCAGGCTTTCAATGTCAAACTCCAAGTCTACCTTTTGCCCAACACCCGAACTTGAACGTGTTTTCATTGCTTGTATTTGATAGCGTCCGCGCTCGCGCATTGCTCTGCTTGTAAAGATACCAAACACGTTGTCAGCAGTGTTGATCTTGGATATACCACCTGCAATATGGCTGTGATCAAACTCAATCTCTTCCACAGCACTACGATTCAACTGCGATGCTGTTACAAACAGTATGTTCATTTCTCTAGCCAAGTTACGCAGTTCTTCAGAGACATACTTGTCCTTGACAAACTGATCGTTTGGACTTACCTTGGCACTCACCGGCATCAACAAGTCCAAGTAGTCAACACACATAAAGTCAATACCGCGTCCAGTTTTGATCTGTAGCTCTTTGCAGAACGCACGGATGTCATTTACATTGCTCTGCGCTGGCATGTATTTGATCTGCAGGTTGCCCGCTTTCTTCTTCATCATCTTGACTTTCATTTCAACAGTGTCAAGATCCTTAAACAGTTGCTTTGCGGCTGTGTTAGTCAACATACTGTCAATACGCATAGCAGTTAATCCTTCACTTAATTCTAGTGTAACATACACTCCGTTAAGCCCTGCTTCCATCCAGTTCACAGCCAAGTTCTGCATGAACAAACTTTTACCCGAACCCGATCCACCTGCAAAGATCTGTAGTTCACCTCTGTTGAATCCTCCATACAACATTTTGTCTAGTGCAGGCCAGCCTGTGCTATTCTGTCCGTTGTTGTCTTTGAGTGCGCTCAGTCTGCCACGTGGATCTTCAAAGTAGTCTGTGCCCAAGTCCTTTGTTAAACTAATCTGCACAGCGTCCTTGATTAGTTTTTCCACAGGATCATATGTGCCTTTCTCCAACAGGTCAGCACTCTTGAGGATAGCACGTTCTAATTCCCTACGTCGAGTAAACCCTTCAAACTCCTGCAAGCACCAATCTAAATGACCTTCGTTGAGTTCAGGAATCTCTTGCAACTTGACTCCTGTAACCGCTTCAATTTGTCTACGGTCAGGCAGTGTTTTATGTTCATTTGCATGATCATAGATGAACTGTGCAGTTTCTTTCAAGTGCCTGTCAAAGTTTTCACTGTTGAATATGTTCTGCACACGCAGGAAACTCTGTGCATCCTGCATCATTATTTCTAAGAATAGTTGTTGTACTTCGGGTGAGTAATCTTTCATTTAACCTTTGCTTTCAGTTTTTTACGAGCCATTTCAATTTTGATCTTGCCGCTTACACGACTTTCCATTATCATTAGCAGTGTAGTTATCTCTCCATAGCGACAAACAGCATCATTAACATCCTTTATGTCCGCTGGCCAGTCAGGTATGCTTACACTATAGTTGTATTCCAATGCGCTGTCAATCAATTTGAGTCCAGCCTCATCCTGGTCAGGAACCACAATGATTTCTTTTTCTAAACTGCGTATCAGTCTGCTTTGTGCCTCGTTGATGTTGTTATGCAGTACAGCCAAGCCATTGATGCACAGTGCGTCAATTACACCCTCAACCACAATAGCGTACCGCCAATCGGGCTGTTGCAGGTCTGTACCAAACACATAGCCAGGTTGTATCTCCTGTATGTATTTGGGTATCCTGCCGTCAATGTATCGAGTAGCATGCCCAACTATGGTATTGTTGTATGTGAAAGGTATAATAAATCCTACACGGGCACTGTGTTCCACATCCTGTGTTAGGTATGGATAGTCTTGGGGCAAACACCTATCCTCAACATAGTTCCAAAGCACCGTGTCTTTTTCTATCTTGTATGCACGGCTGGGCAATTCACGCTCTTCAAACTCAATACTCATTAAACGTTGTTGAATCTGTTGGCGCTCTAGTGCCAGTCCTTCAATGCTACGATGGCGCAAACTTTCTAAGTTGATGCGTTCTATTTCTTCCTGGGGCACGTTGAACCAACCCAGCAAACGTTTTGCCTTGAAACTGAGATTACGCCCTAGTACAAAACTTGCTGTGTAACCACAGTTGAAGCAGTGATAACTCCACGAGTCTTCGTTGAACTTTATGCCGCCACGTCCACGTTTGTCCTGGCTCTCACCATTATGAGTACAACAGGGTGCATTGAATGAAATCCATCCGCCTGATGTTTGTTTGCGTTTTGCTGGCAAATATGTTAGAAGATCTATCATCCTATAAGTTTAGCACGGTCTATGTATTCAATCAACCTTTGTGCAATTTTTTGGTGTCCATTTTCATTAGGGTGTCCGTGAGGAGCAAAGTCTGTGTCAGATAGCCAACTTTGTAGAACAAAGTCCGCTTTGTTTTTGTGTTTCCACTGAGCACTGTAGTCAAATACTGGTAAAAGTACTGTTGGAGTATTAATACTTGAGAAAATTTGTAGTGTTTGGTAAAGGTTAAATTTCTCCCATTCATCGCAATGACATAAACTCGTCCATAGTTTGTCTAACTCGCTCCAATGCTCAATAAAGGTTGTTCTTAACCATGTGCTGTGCCGGTGTTTAATCCAAGGTATACCATCTTGTTGTTGATCAAAATAACTTTTGCGTCCAGGATCTGTTATTCCTGCTATTAAAAAACATTTTTCTAAATTAAGATTTTGTGACGCCCAGTATAAAGCATGTCTCATGCTTTCAAGGGTACCGCCTGGTTCAGCAGTGTTAATAAATTTTAAACCATAATGGCTTGCAACTTGTCCAGCATAACAATGGCGGTTTCGATAATCATCGTTGCTAGGAACACAACAATGTTCCTCAGGTGCTAAACTAGGATCTCTTAATTCATCGCCGTATGTAAAACTACATCCAAACGCAATTACAGTGTCAATCATGTCCTTTATATTCCTTGTACAGTTTTTCGGCTAAAAATTTACTGCCTTTTTCATTTGGATGATGCCCTGGTGCTAAACAGTCTCCGTGTGTGTTATGTGTGTGCTGTACAAAGCCTCGAGCATTCCAGTTTGGCACTCCTGGTATTGACTTAGGTGGCGGAAAAACATTGAATTGCAAAAGCTCAAGGCCATGAGCAATACAATAATTACGAAAATATTCAACTGCAATTTGATAGTTCATGTTCCAAAGTTGTTCGCAATCACTGTGTACTGTATAAAATTTAATAAATTCATTCCATGTGTGATTGTCATGATTCCAGTGACTGTGCATGTATGGACTTCTATCATCTTTGTTAAACCAACTTTGCCGGCTTGCTTGTGTAAGTCCAATTATAACCAGAGTATCTTTATCAAAGTGACCAGCATTTTTATGGAACTCCCACATGGTGCTTTGTAAACTACCGCCGCTAATGCCATAGTTAAAAACTTTTTTAACACCCATCAGGCTAGCAAACTGCCCTAGTGTACAGTTTTGTTCTCTGTAAAGTCTACGTTCTTTATCTGTGGAGGGATTCGGATGCTCAATTTCGTCGCCGTGTATCCAACTGCAACCAAATCCAACTATCTTGTCAATCATATCTAGCGATATTTAATGCTTGTAATGCTTCCGAGGTTAACTTTAACATTTGGAGCCTGCACATAGCCACTGCCGCCTGCTGTTAGCGTAAGTCCTGTGACGCTGTCTGAACTGATTGTACCGGTTGCGGTTGCACCCGTACCCAATCCTTCAATGTCTACATTTGCAGCACCAGTAGTTAGGTAATCAGTGCCGCCGGCCGCTACGCTTACTGTACTTACTGCACCACCACTTATGGTTGCTGTTGCTGTTGCACCCTTTCCATATTGGTTGATTTCAAAGCGTAGATAGTTGTGATTTCCACTTACGTTTAGGTATGCCCGGGCTGTTTGATTTGTATACACCGTTTGTGTGCCAATATCGTACCATGGTCCTAGTTGTGTATCACTGCCTTGTGCTTTTACATTACCTGTGAAGTTGTCAAAGTCCAATTGGAATGTGGTTAGGTCCTGTCCAGCGGTGTACGCTTCACTGGTGTGTACCCTATTCTTACTGTCAAGATCCTGCGGTAGATGGCTAGGTACCGTTAGATCCTTGCTGGCCACAAAGTCTGGATAAACACTATCTAGTACATCAGCAGTGCCACGTCCGCCCGCATAGTCATCTACATAAACAGTTTCCCACAAATCTCCACTACCACGTTCAACGCTGTAGTTTGCAGTTTGAGGATCCACAGTGTTGAGATCTTCTTCTGTGAGTGTGACTTTTGCCCTACCGTATGTAGAGTTAAGATGCACTAGATCCTTGCTCACAAGTTCTGTTTCACCATCCTGGCTTATAAGCCTAAAGGTTAATGTGCTACCTGAAATATTTACAGGCTTCTGGTCTTGATTGATAAATTCAAATAGTATGACGTTATCGACACCACGATTGATTTTAAGGTTTTTTGCGTACACTGGTTGCCATCTCCGATCAAAGTATGCTCCACTGGTATTGATTAACATTACCTGCTGTTTTTGCTGATATAAATAGGCAGTGGTAGAATACATTTATAAAACTCCGTTATAACACTATTTATGGGACCAGAAGTATTTGAAAAATTAGCAGAACGTTATCCTTTTATAACCTTCTGCACCTACGCTAGCAACGAGTACGTTGGAGTAGTGCAGAATCAGGATGACATTGTAACCACTATCTATGACTTTGGTGCAATACAAAATCAGGAACTAAAAGAATTATTCTTAGATCTTGCTAATACCTGGTGGTGGGAAAGCAATCGTAGTATTCCTATCAATATCTTTCTTAAAAGTGAATGGGATCCATTCAAGCCTTACCTAAGAACATTTATTAATAAAGACTTAGAAATAATCCACGGACCTTGCACAAGTTTAGCAGAACTTAGTAGAAAGAAAACTAAACGCAAGAGTATTACTCTTGTACGGAAGGTGGATTAGCAATCTGCCATTTCAAAAACTCTAGGTTCTGATGATCCCATTTTAGTGCAAATAGTGTAAAGTCATGTTCAGTCATTGCTACGCAATGATACTTGTCTAATTGAGTGTATACAATGGGCAGTCGGTCTAGTTTATCTGTTATGCTACGCCAAGCATATCCCCTGGTCATGCTATTACTTCCGCCAATAAAAGGCCATGCTACATACTGCATGATTTTTCTTCCAACAAATTAATGTGCAGTGCGACTAATCGTGCATAACTGATGCTGTGACTTTTCTTAAACGTAAATCCAGCAGTATCATCGCCATCCCACACACTGGCAAACACAGCTTCCCAGGGCTGTCTCTGTAGATGTGCTTTGCCTGGGCGTATGATAGCAATAAAAGCTGCCATCCTGGGTATGCTATCAGGACGCATAGCACATACTAAATCATGATAATTGCTGATGTGTACAACCTGTTCACAGAACTGTTTATCTAACAACAGATTCCAATCAGGTTCTTTGTCCAGCATGGCATCATAATGTGATTGATCACGTATCAATGTGTACACACTTTGATTCAAAAAGTCAATCTTGAAATATCCACGCTGTTCTGCTTCACGATAGTCAATGCTTGCACAACCATTTATTGGATCTACAGGAATAGCAGTCACATAAACACCACTGTTGTGTTTACGAATTTCGCCATTGTTTTCCTGCCGTGCTGCTGTGTGTTTGATCAATTGTAGTACATGATCTCTGTCTGCAAAGTCTATGTCAACGTCTGCTGTCATTGAGATTTTCCACTGTGTGTTCAAAAGAGGTAAAAAAATCATCTGCTATTTTATTACAAGTTAAAAAGTTGCGTAGATTATGGTCTGCAATGCTTTGCAATTTACTTTTATGTTTTTGCCAATCAAAAAATTGTAAATCTTGCAATAGTTTAATAATTTTTAAAATCCTTTTTTCAAGATTTTTTTCGCTATCATAGCTTTCATCCCATAACTCATCATATGTTTTGAATCCAGCATTTTTAAGTGTGCTCAGAAAGAACGGAGTTGCTACTACTACAAAAGGAATGCCAGTAATTAATGCTTTCAGAGTTTTTTCAGTCATAAAGAAACAGTCGTTATAATCTATATCGGATTCAACTACCAGATACGCATAGCCACTATTATAAATTTGTATAGGCAAGGTTGAGGCTACATCATGATGATATTCGGGAAGTACCGGAGTATATGGATCAAACTCTCCTTTGACAAAATTCATCACGTCTAAATGATTGCTAGGCGCACCAAAATCCTCACCACTGTATCTCAAAATATAGTTCTTATATTCAATGTTTTTAATTATTGAATCTACTAGTTTGTCTCTTTCGTCTTTAACATTTCCAATAGTGCTGCAGAAAACATGATCTTTAGGATATTGAAAATCATATGTTTTGTCAAGATAAAAACAAAAGCGATGCGGACTCATATAGGTGTCGACTAGTTCAAAAAGGAAAAAAGGATAACTTATTAGATCATAGTTTTTGATACCTATATCGTGTTTATCTTTGTCCCAACTGCCGCCACTGATTATAATATAATACTTGGTTTTATCGTACAGGCAGAAATAATTTTTAGAATGAACACTCTCAGTGACATCGTCGATTACAATAACATTGCTGTTGCAACTGTTGATAGACTCTACGTCAGTGTAATGGTAGCAAGGTAAATGCAAAAAATAATCTAAATCAACAGAAGAGGTTCTATTATGATAAAACGCTTGGCTTGTTTTCCAGATTTCATAATGATTAAGTACGTTTACAAAACCTTCTTTTACTGTATTCATTACCAACCTGCCTGTCTTAGTATTTCTTCTGCGTATGCTTGATCAGCTGGGTAGTCTCGAAACTTCTTTTGCCAGAAGTCTGAATCAATCCAGGGCCAAACTATCTGTATTTGTTCTGTGTTCATGTTGTTTAGAAACTGCTGTCCCGAAGCACAGTTGTATATGATCCACGGGCTTATTTTGCCTGTGCTTATAGCATAGGTTACCGTGTTGCTGTTGCCATAGCGTAGCACATCATGTGGCTCGCAACCCTTTTCCTCGCCCCAAGTGATAGAGTAGTTTATAGCACGTTGTAGTGCGTCTGTAAGTGCTTCTGTGCGCAGATACTGTTGCAAGTACTCATCGTACATCGAATCCTTTGCCCAGTGATCCAGTTTCTTGTTGTTCTTTAGCAACCAATCAATGTAGCGTTCCACGTTGATTGCGTTGATGTTCACACACTGCCTGCCAAACTTTACAAACGCATTGTAGTAGGGGCTCTTGGCAAAGTCATCATAGGTCTTGAACTTGGCACTGCCCTGTGTTGTTTCATAGAAACGCAGATAGGCGTTCAGTCCAATCTGAACACCCTTTTCATTTTGCTGTTGATGTCTGCGTTTAGGTTCGCAAAGGTGCACCGCTAGTGTGCTTTCTTTTTTAAAACCTTTAGCACAATACTTGCAAACATGACTACTTGTCGTTTCCAAGATCCTTCATCATCTCCCGTAGTTCTGCCTTGGTAATTATCTTGCTGAGTGTGTCAATGTCACTCATTTTAGCTGAAGGCATGAGTTCCATCAGCGTTTTCTTAACTTCGTTATTGCCTTTGTCTTTCTTCTTAGGTGCAATCCATTGATGTCTGTGCGAGCCCATGCCTGGACTTATGGTAGTTGCTAATAACCATTGTAGCTTAGGATGCCGGCTCAAGTCAAAGAAATTTTTGTTCAGTCTTTCGTTGCAGGCAACCAAATAGTATTCTTGCAGTTCTGTGGGTCCTTGCACTGCACTGCCCCAACGTATCATGAGAAAGTTGCTGAACTTTTTGCGTTCTTCATCTGTAAGGCTATCATAGAAGTCTCTACTCTTACGATCTAGTTGTGCCATTTCATTTTGTATGCTGAGCTTTTCCATCATGTTACCTGTTTTTTTAAAATCACAAAATTATTTCTGGAATAAACGATGTTATATCCAATGGCCAAAAGGTATATTACAGCCGGTCCGCATTTTCCTACCCAGCAACCGTCAATTTGAAAAGTATCATCACATGCTATAACCCCATTTTTTGTTATAAATGGTAACAGACTCATTGTTTGCCGTAGATGTTCAATTTGACAATTCTCATTGGTCATTGTTAGGTTCCAGTGTTCTTTATAAAATTCGTGAAAGTCTAGAAATTTTTCTTGTTGATTATTCCACATATAATCAAAATTATCCAGATACAAAACTGCAATATCTGGTCCAGAATATTGTTCGGCCCATTTACTACCTTCAGCACAAAAAAAGTCTAAGTTTGGGTGATTTTGTAATGTATAATCTGATTGATGCTTAGGAATATCTGGTAAATTCAATTCAAAGGAATCTTTAAGTAAATCTCTGTAATAGAAATAATTATGATCGTTGATTATTTCGTGGCGTATAGTATCAGGCAATTCTTCTAGGCTACTAGCCGACGGCCACGAGTCATCTTTAACTTTGTCGACGAAACTCTTAAAGAAAATTTCTTCTTGCCAAACTTTGGGTTTTACTCTAACAGGCTCAAAAGTTCTTTGTAAAAAATTTTTATCTATATCTACACACAAAAATTTGTTGTTATATTTTGTTGCCAAATCTGCCAGATATAAAGTACTTCCTTCTCCTCTGTCGCCACCAATTTCAATGAAAACTGATTGCTCATTGAGGCCGTCAATAAAAAATTCAATATTTTCGTGTTTGTATTTGCTAACATAACCATCAGGAATAATTTGATCTAAATTCATTGCAAATGTGCCACTGCTTTTTGTATATTACATTTTACCACTAGTGTTTCCTAGTAAACATTAATCTTATGTTGCCGTCGACGCCGTCTGCAGGCACAGATAAATCAATGTCAACAATATTCCATTCAACGTCGATATCATATAGTTGTTGTCTGATAAAAGGATCAACTGATGCCTGTGCTCCTGGGCTGGCGTTATTAAAAAGTTTTATTTTATTTTGTTCATTCTCACGTGATACCAGTATCTGGCTATTAAAAGTAATAAATGCTGTGCCGCCGGGTTTTAACATACTAACACATTCTAGCACTATCTGTTTTATCTCACCGATAGGTCTAAAGTGTAATGCATTTATGCTAAAAAAGCAATCAAAAAATTCCTGATGCCCGTCTACATAAATTTTATCAACGTAATCGTGAATGTCAGCATAGTACGTTGGTGTTCCAGGAGTTTCTGCTCCTATTCCTATAATGTTTGGGTAATATTTTTTAAAAATATTCCAACCACATCCAATATCATATACTACTTCTGTACTACCATCAATCAACGCTTCTAAATAATAAAAGATAGTGGCAGAAAAAAACGTTTTTGGATCAGGATCTGCAAAAGCCTGTCGAGGAGTCCCCGACGACGCCATGCTACTATGTTTGTCGAACCATAACACATCGTATTCTTTTACAAGTTTAGCATACAACGCAGATTTAGTAAATTTATTGTACCAATCAATTTCATTGTATTCATTTATGTTTTGTAATTCAGCCACTAAAATGCCTTATTATAATCAACCACTTCACAATTTCTACTGATGTCTTTTACAAAATACGCACACTTTGGACTTTCGCGTGTTTCAAATGGCACCGCAAGCATCTGTCCATTTTTTAGCTTGGGTGCATACCAACTAACATCTTGATAAACATCAATGATTTCAATATCGTGATAGGTTGGTGAAAAGCTACTACGCGGATTGAATTCAAAAATTTTAAAACCTCTATCATTGATACTGGTCAACGGTAGCATTTCAAGATCACCGACATCAGGCTCCCCAATGAGTACCTGCCAGTCAATGGGCATTTTGATTTGATTTTTTCCTATTCGTAATACCAATGCTGGCGAGTTAAAACTTTCTAAAAAGATCAACGGTATGAACAGATAGTCAGGATCATTAGGATCGCTATTATCAAAAATAGCAAATCTCATGTCGTCAATTTCGTCAGGAAGCTGGTCAAGATTAAAAACTGTATTTTCAAGTGTTAGTATTCTCATTTATATATTATACCTTATTATATTAAACTTTTGCAACTATTTTTGGTAAATGTAATTTTGCACATTTGAAATAGATTGTAAGTATGCTTTGTGTAATTTTTCTATTAGACTCTTATCGAAGTCATCAAGGTTTAAAAATTCATATATTTCAGCAACCTTTTCACAAAACAAATCAGGATAAAGATACCACTCAGTATCCCAGATAAAATGTTCAGCAAAATTTTCTTCTAAAACCATTGCTGCTGTTGCATCGTGTTCTAGTTTTTTACGACAATCAAAGTAATGCTCCGAAGGAATATAGTCGAGCAATTCCTCAGACTTTGGATGGCTTTTTATTTCGTCTAAGATCTCAATGAATGGTGATTTTTCAAAATTTTCTAACCACCTAGGCGGAAGCTCGGGCCAATGAGACTCTCTCATTTTATTCCACACATTAAAACTTTGTTGTGTTTTTGCCAGGTCAGGTAGGCCAGGAAAATTACTTCTATATTTTTCAAAGAATGGGTCAGTGTTCACAAACACAATTAATTTAGCATTAGGCCAAATCTGTTTGTTCCAACGTGTTGCTCGAGCAGTATGACTAACCTGAAACAAACATAATTTTTTGTTAATGCATTCCTTTATAACAGGATGCCATCGTCGATGATAAGCAAGCTCAGGATATACCCACTCTGTGTCGCTGATTGACATGTATACATCAAAAAGAGTGTGGCAACCCATATTTAAATCGGTCCAAGTTTCATTGGTATTTGCTAATGCATTTAAAAGGAAATTGCCTTTGTCGATGGAAGATAAATTTCCTTGCGTTTGTTGTGTTGCTGAATTTTTTTCTTGTAATACAGCGCCGTTGCTTATTCCTAAACAATTTATTAAAAATTTGCCGCCTGCTCCGGGAGGATATTGAACAATAACCATACGGTCAGTGAGCATATTTTCAGGATCAAGTCGTGCAGGGCCAAAACCTGCTGGATGTGCATGTTCAGTGTATACTTCATGAAGATCAAAGTAGCTCATTACATATTTCCTCTAGTGTTTCCAAAAACATAGTATGAGCTCCCGGCGGATTATGATTTTGAATAAGTGCGCCTCCTAGTGGCATGTCCCAAGGTTGTTTTTTATTTTGCGGCCACAGTCGGTTGTTAAGCCATAGCCATTGATTTGCTGTTGTCGGGCCTGGAATAAAAATAAATGGTATGCCTGAATCGCACAATTTTTGTAAACCGTCCCTCAAAATGCAAAGATCCATATGATACTGTAAACCTATGTCATGCAATTCTGCAACGTATAACTTAATTGCATCTTTGGTTGTTTGTTCGATTGCTGTATATCTATCTTCTAACAAATTAGCGATTGTATCTCCAATGATAAAACTCTGATCTTTGAACTCATGTTCACTGGAACAATCATATCCGTTGTAATCAAAGTGTTGAATAGCAAGTGGGGCCCGCCATCCAAGTTGATCAACCACTATGTTTAACCTATCACTGCTGGTTGCACCAACAATTATAAAATCAGCCTTGCGTTTTATGGCGTGATCAATTTGCAAACGTATCATATAATTGGTTGCTCCAGGACGAGCCAAACAATGATAATTAAAACTATTTCGTTGTGCAAATTGTTGTAAAAATGTAGGTTGGCTTGGATACTTGGTATCATCGCTGAGAAAACTGCAACCACAAATAAACAGATTTTTCACTTCCACTCCATGCGTTCTTGTGTGAATGGATAGTTTGCCTCTTTGTAGAACTGCTTGCGTTTGGTGAGGTGACGTTTTGCGAACTTGCAGGTACTAGTTACGTCCCAGATTTGGACATAGTCTTTGTCTTCTGCTTTTCGAATGCCGCGCCCAATACTTTGGATTACACGAACAAAACTTTTGCCAGGCTCAATGAGAACAAGATTGAATATGC